TACCAGAACGTAAACAACGATTACTTGATAAGTATCAAGGAGAGAACGGTGTCCTAAACTTTTATGTTTTTCGTAAAGATCTAAAACAAGCTTGGCGTATTCGAGACTACCTACTAACTAAAGAGAGTCTTAAAGAAGCTAAAGGTAGATACATTAGAAAAGGTGAACTATTCTTTCACATTCCATTTACAGATGCGGAGTTAATAATACTATGATTAATTTTGATGATGCTATAGCAAAGCTGTCTGACACTATAACTATAAACGAAGATAGCCCTACTACTTTGACTATGGGTAATGACTATGATCCAGTAAGTAAACCTCAACATTATGGCCAAGGTACAATAGAATGTATAAAATATATAGAAGACTTCTTGACAGATGAGGAGTTAATAGGTTACTATAGGGGTAATATTGCTAAGTATTTACATAGATGGCGATATAAAAATGGTGTACAAGATTTGGAGAAAGCACAATGGTATTTAAGCGCACTGGTTCAGCTTCAAAATCGAAAGTAGCTAAACCTTTTAATCAGGGTTATAAAGGTTTCTTAATAGGAAACCTGAAGAATCCTTATGTTCGCAACACTAAAGAACATAGGGACTGGGAGTTTGGCTTTAACAAAGCCTACTTCAAAAACAAGGAGCAAGTACTTGACAAAGAGTCTCGAAGAGGAAGCTAAGAAATTTGCTCGACAGAAACATAAACCTGCAACTGTTAAGGAACTAACACCTAGATTATACTTAGCAGGTCAAGCTATGNGTGGCTTTCTTGCAGCAGGTAGACAAACNTGGCGAATGCAAGAGATTAAAAAAGCATCTTATGATTGGGCAGACTATATGTTAGAAGATGATACATAAAAAAAAGAGGGGGCGTTTAGCCCCCTTTTGTTTTAGTCTAAGTTTAGATCTCCGTAGAATATATCATCGTAGCTATCAACTAGACTTTGTATTCGTAACAGTTGTTGGAGACCACCCTCCTCTTTTAACAAATCTTCTATATTACCTTCAATACCTAAAAACTTCATAACGTTTCTAACCTCTTTTTTATTTTTACCCAGAAGAGTTCTTAAAACATTTATGCTTTTTGGCATACCTTTTTTTACAACGTCAGTTACATCTTTTCTAACTTCTGTAGATATTGTATCTAATATTTTTTGTTTATCTGATAAAGGTAATCTAAAATAATTTGGATTCTTTTTTAAATATTCTAAAGCTCTTGTCTCAAAGAACGGAGCTGCTAATGCATCCATTTTATTTTTAATCTCTGCAGGTCCATTAAAACGAATTGACTTCCAATAAGGTCTACCTGCAGCATTCATCATTTTCTCTATAAGATTTGGTACTTGAAGTGTTCTGTTTCCAAGTATTTGTTTAGCTATGTCTGGAACAAACTGTCTACCTCTTGTTGGAGTAGCACGTCTTGGCATATCTTTATTCTTAACACCAACTATATTATCAATATAACGAAGCATTTGATTCTGAGTCTCTGCACCTTGTCTTCGGTCAGGACTTAGATTAGCATCAGATACCATACCCCAGACTTGATTGATAGGATCTAACGGTCTTGTCGCACCTTGAATAATTCTACTTTTAGCACCACCTATCATATCTTTAAAAGGCTCAAAGTTTCCTTCCAAAATTTGGTTATACGCATAGACAATAGTTTGACCAAGTTCATCAAGATCTCTTACTGCTTGTCCACCAGTTTGTATTCCAAGTTCTATTATAAGCTCTTTAGGAATTTGTTGATAATCAAAATTATCATCTTCACCTAAAGCGTGAGCACCCATTTGAGATAAAAGTCTTATTGCTGAAACAGGCCAGTCATAAGTTTTATCTTGAATACTTCCATCATCTCTCATATCTTGGTTATAAGCTAAATTATTTTCTAGTCTATCCTTAGCCCCACCTGTTGCGTAAATACCTGTTGTAATAATTGTCCAACCAGCAGCCATTTTACCCAATGACTCCGCACCTTCACGAGTTGCAAAATCTAATTCTTGACCACTTACTTTTTTAACAGCAAACCTCATAGCATTTATACCTGTTAAATCAGACATAGTTGCTATCGTAGTATTTAAAAAACTACCAAAAGGAATTATAAAACCAAAAGGTGTTTTGTTTGTACCTGATTCAAATTTTTGTGCTAAAGTTCTAGCAGAAAGTAAGGATTCTTTTCCTGGCAATGTAGACCAATTAACAGAAGCTGTTTCTCTTAGTGTACGAAATACTGCTTTATCTAAAACATTATTTTGAAACCTGTCGGATGCCATTTCAAGCGCATTTTCAGCAGCTTTACTAGGATCAAAAAATTGTTCGAATGTTTTACCATATTCACGCATAATTGCTTGATTTAAGTTTGTACCGAAAGACCATATTTTAGTTAGCTCGTCTTGTAGTCTAACCATAGTTAATGTTTGAGCACCCTTAGTTACAGCATCAAGACCTCTAAAGGCTAACATCTCTACTTCTTCTGACCCCTTAAGAATACTTCCTGGTTTACGTTTAATTTTATCTAAATTAAAATCAGATAAAGCATCACGTACACCACCATCACCAGAGACATCTCTAAATAATTTTTCAGCAACTTTTGGATTTAAAGAAAGTATTTTGTCAGCATACTCCATAGATATATCTGGAGATAATACATCAATTCCTCTACGGATAGCACCAACTGCAGAGCCATAAGATCTATTCATAAATTGTTTAGCAGCTTCTTCATTACCTGCTAATTTAGCTAAACGTGCCTGACCAAGATTAACGGCAGCTGTAAAAAAATCTGCAAAACTGTTAATACTTACAATTTGCGTAAAACCTTTTACGTTAGCACCAGTTGTAGCTAGGTGAGATGTAAGAAGTCTTTTATAAACAGACATTGTGTATTGAAATCGTTTAGGATCATCAGCCATCTTAGCATTGCCACCTGCAATTGCTACAGCATCCTTAATATCTATTCCAGCTTTTTCTAATCGACTAAGATGAGATGGTAGCCACAAGCTTTCACCTGCAAGACTAGCTTGACGTGCAAAATGAGAACCAAGACTCACTGTCGTAACCTTATCTCCAGTTACAACATTACCATCTTCATCAACAAAACGTAATTTGTATCCAGTGTCTTTCTCAAACTTTTTAACTATCTGCCTAACTTTAGAGTTTCCTAAATAATTAATAGATTGACCAAACACTCCTGATATTCCAACTTTTCTACCAGTCTTTTTATTTACTTCTTCTAGCATAGATTCATGAACAACAAATCCTGCCTCTTTTAAAGCTTGATAATAACCTTTTGTTTTTCCATCTGGATCTCCCAAAAAGAAGTATTGAAAAAAAGCATTTGTTGCTTCATCATCAGAATATTTTTCACCACGAACTGCAACACGTTCTTTTGCCTTTGCCCTAAACTCAGGCCAAGCTAGTAAATCTTTTGTATCACCTTTAATTAGACCAAAGGTATCATCAATAGTGTCAATAAGTATTTGTTTGTTTACTCGTTTGTTTAATTGTTTTTTAGCTTCTTTTGCACCTATTTTAAGTAAGTTTTCATCAAACTCTTTATAAGCTATAAACTGCCGTGCTATATCACTTTTTCGATATTCTTTTATAGATGCACCTATAGTTTTTAACGTAGGTATAACAACAAGGGCACCTGCTGCTGCAAGTGCTGTTTGAGCTGCTTCATATTCTTTCTGAACACCTACGTCAATAAGTTGAGACTGGTAAGCAACATCTACTCCTGCACCTATTATAGCATCTGCTGTAGCATAAGGTAAAGTAGTAGCAACAGCTTTTCCTACATTAGCTAGGGCTGTATTTTTAGCTACACCTTTTTTAATCTGCTCTTGATATGCTTTAGTCATGAGCTTACGTGCGGCTGCAGAACTTGCCTTAGTTGCACCAAAACCAAATAACTTACCTAAACCTAAAGAAAGTATTGTTGATGGATCATAAACGGCAGACTTACTGTAGTCCCAGATAGCATCTCCCATCTCTGCCCAAGAACCTTCGCCTGTAAAAGCATTGTCCATCTGATCAAATAAGAGATACCCTGCCCCAAGTTTTGCCTTAGTACTATCATCAGATGACATACCATATGCAATCTCGTTAGCAGTTGTAACTGTCTGACCACCTGCAAAAGAACGTTGGTAGTTTTGCCAAACTTCAAAAACTTTATCGTCACTCATATCACGATAATCTTGAGAAGATAATCCACCCACTGCACCACCTGTTAAACCAGTAACTCCACGTCTAGCTTTAGTAAGTACACCACCTGGAGTAAATCTAGATTCTAGATTAGAACGAATAACTTCCATAAAGCGATCATTTTTTAAGATATCCTCTTTGGTTAGTTTACGTCCATACTCTGCAAAAATATTCTCTAAGTCGACATATGAAGAGTTGTCAATTCCTTGGGGAACAGAAGGAGACTCATCTGTTTTTTCTACCTCAGATATACTAACTAATTTAGGTTCATTTAAAACGTCACTTATGCTTACACTATTGATAGGCATACCCATAGTTTTTTCAGAAGATTCTGAACTAAGTACGTTAGAAATACTTATTGTTTCCATTGTATTTCCTTTATGGAGCTATTGTAATTTGATTAATTATTTCGCCATTTTCAGAAACTATATCTACAACATCACCTTCTCTAAGAACCTTTGAGCGAATCAATGAGTCAATCATGTATTGTTGCATTGACTCAGACACCCTAATATTTTGTTTTGTAGCATTTAAAAGTTCAGGATCAATAAGATCATCTTTAAATCTTGCAAAATTCTTTTGAAGTTGTTTAATAGAGGATGTACCATATAAACTTGCTACAGGTGTTACAGTACCATCATCATAAAACTTTATGGCACTATTTAAACTTGCTTTTCTATCTGTCAACCAACCTCTTTCAGTTATTTGATCTGGTGTAAGATTACCCTTCTTACCCATAGATCTTATTGTATTTAATCTACTGTCAATTTTAATTAACTCATCTTTTGCACGACTGTAATTAGATTTCATAGCTCTTTTTTCAAACCTATTTAAATCTTCTAAGTCAGGTGTAGATACAAAAGCAGGTTCAGGAAAAAATACAGAGCCAGGATCTGTTGACTGTGATTTTAACATGTCTTTATACAAAGAGTCCATCTCACGACCAATAAAATCTTCTAATTTTGTAAAGTCTATCTCTCGTGAAGTTGGCTGAGTCATAACAGCACTTTCTACTATACCAGAAACAACATCTTCTGGCAAGGTTAATCCTTGATTTTCATACTTTAATCTTTGTTTTTCTAAAATGTTTAATAGATTAGGTGCTGCTGTTTTATCGCCAGTAGCTAAAATAGGTGCAAGTGTATCTTCATTA